ACATAAATTATCTGAAAATCAATTTAACAAACTAGATGAAATATACATTAAAAAAATACAATTAAAAAAAGAAATTAAGAAAATAAAAGGGGGAATATAAAATGAAAACAATGTGGATAGTTAATAACGGTCTAAGTTGCGTTGATAAAGATGAAACTTGTACTAAAGATAATCTAGTTTATTGGAAAGTAGAAGTAGATCAAGATGATAACCCAATCAGAGTTATATCTGATTTAGAAGGTTGTAAGAAACATCTTCGAGAAAACGGAATAAGGGGGATATAAAATGGATCAAGAACAAAAAGAAGAATTGATGTTACAAAGAGCTAAAAACTTTTTTGATAACTTTGAAGAAAATGAATTAGGAATAGAACACGACATTAAAAATACTTTAGAAGAGTTCCTTCCTGATACACATGAAGACACAGTAAACAAACTGTATGACACAATATTAACGATCGTTGATAGTCATACTAATTACAATAAGGGGGAATAATGGAAGAAATAATCGGATCTTTATTTATATCGATCATGGCTGTTAAGTTCTTTTGGGACTTTGGTCTTTGGATTGAAAAGAAAATAGATCGCTATGAAGAAAGAAAACAATACAAGATAGATCAAAGATCTTGGATCAAGTTTAGAAATAATCTTGATCGTGTTTATAAAGGAAAGCTAGCGATAAAAGAAGGTAAGTTTGTAGATCTAAAGGAAGTGGATCTGTAATGGTACATTTATTAGAGCCTGATAGTCCTGATCCAAAGAAGAGAAAGCTATATGCTAATCCTAATCTAATGAGTTGGACAGTTATAGTTCAGGACGGCGTAACAGATTGTAAAGCTCAATTCGGATTTATTGGGGACGAGCCTATGTTGTTAGCTTGGACTAATGCGGAATATCCTGTTCCGATACCATTAGAAACAATAGAAATAATGTTAATGACAGGTTGGTCAACAATGCCGATCGATAAAGTAAAAGGGGAAGAAGAGTAATGAAAAACAATTATAAGAAAGATCTTATAGAGATCGCTAAGAAAAGAATAAAAAATCAAGTAGATAACAGAGAGTATGACAAAGCAATAGACATGCTTTATCAATTAAAAAGGGAAGATCGATAATGGCTGATACTGTAAATTACAAAGAATATAAGTTAATTCCAATAGATTGGATTATAACTTATGATAATTTAGTTGACTTTGAAAATGAAGTTAAAGAAACAATAGCTAAATTTAAAAACATGGAAAAAAAAGTATTTACTGAAATGGATAAAGAGTTAACTTTAACGCAAATAGCAAAAATATTAGCTGTTAAAAAAAATAATAATTATTCATATCAAAACATACCCAAAGAAATAGTTAATAAATATAAAGAAGAAGTCAAAGAAAAATTAGAAAAAGTTAAAGGGGAAATTTAATGGTTATGAAATATGTATTTACGATCATGCACGAAAAGACAATAGTCGCAGGATCAATGGATAAAGCACTAGAGATCCTACAAGAAAAGACAAAGTTAGAAAATGGATCACAATTTAAACTAGAAAGAGTTGAGAGTTTTAGCGATGAAAGCTGATAAAGATAGGATCTATGATGTCCTTAAAAGAAACGAAGGGACTTTTGTTTGTAGCTCAATCTTCTTTAGAGAACTATTTGTGAAGGATTACGCGCAGAGAATATCAGATCTAAGGTCTAAAGGTCATGAGATCGAAGGTATAAAGTGTGATCAACATGATCATAAATTGTTTATGTATAAACTGACTAAGAAAGACTATACTGAAAGAGATCAACTTAGTTTAATTGCCCTCTAAGGTTTTAACCCCTTTAAACCTTAGTAACTAAACGGATTTACCGCCTGACAGGCAACTGCTAGGCGGTTTTTCCGTATAATGCTAGTATGATTAAGAGCGCATGAGTAATAACAATAAACCTTACAAGCTATTAGATGAAGGCGTAAGAACTAGGCTACTAGACGCCGTTAAAATGGGATCTTTCATTGAACACGCCTGCGCTTATGCAGGGATCTCTTCTAGATCCTATAGAAAATGGCGGGAATATGCAGAACAAGACATCGAGCCTTATAAATCTTTATTTGAAGATCTAGCAATCGCAGAAAGCGAAAGCATACTTAGAAAGCTAAGTAGGATAGAAAAAGCAGGACAAGAAGGCGCATGGACAGCAGACGCATGGTTTTTAGAGAGAAAACACCCTGATAAGTTTGGAAAACGGGATAAAGTAGAAATTTCGGGGGAAATAAATAAACCTAAAGTAATAGATCTAAATTGGTCTGACGGATCCTTAATAGATAGAGATCCTGAAGAGCTAGAAGAAGAAGAAATAGACGATTACGATACAGAGTTTGAAGAAGTTAAAGAAGAAGAATAATGTTTACTGATGATCCTATCTTAGATGATTTAGATAATGAGATAGAAACTACTTATTGTGAAGAGTGTCTTCAGCCTTTTTGGGACGAACAAGATCTAGGATTATGTAAAAGATGTTTGAGAAATTCCGAAAATTCCGACTATAAAAAAGGAAAATAAATGGAAACAGAGCTACATGATCAAGATGTAAAAGAACATTTCGTAATAAATATGCCTAAATTGTATGATCATCAAGTCCAAGTAGCTAGATCTAATGCACGCTATAAAGTCGTCTGCGGTGGTCGTAGAGTAGGAAAAACAAGATTAGGCGTATGGTTATGCTTAGAAAAGGCTTGGCGTGGTGGTCGTGCTTTTTGGATTGCACCTACTTACGCTATGGGTTTAGAAGGTTGGAAGGATCTAAAAAACATTGGGATCGAATATGGCGTAGAAGTTAGAGAGAGTGAAAAGACAATCATAACAACTACAGGCGGATCAGTATCTATTAGATCTGCTGATAATCCTGATCGTATGCGTGGATCAGGCTTGGACTTCGCTGTATTAGACGAATACGCTTTTATGAAACCTAATGTATGGGCAGAGATCGTTCGTCCTATGTTATCAATTAGCAGGGGTGGTGCTTTGTTTATATCAACGCCAAAAGGTTTTAATCACTTTGAAGAGATCTATAATGTTGCAGGCGAGCGAGATGATTGGGAAAGGTGGAACTTTCCTACTTCTGTAAACCCATTGATCAGCCAAGAAGAGCTAGATAGTGCTAAAGAAGAAATAGGATCTTATTTATTTAGCCAAGAGTATCTAGCGCAGTTTGTAGAGTTTTCAGGTGGTATCTTTCAGAATAGTTGGTTTAAAAGATATAGATCAGAAGAAGTACAGGAATATGATAAAGACGGTTATCTGATCACAAGAACTAAGATCAAACTAAATAACGAAGAGCTTTACGAAGATGAACTGTATAAATATGCGACAGTTGATCTAGCAACATCGACAAAAGAACAGGCTGACTATACCGTCATGGCTATTGTAGGAAGAACACCTAAAAATAATTTATTAGTTATGGATCTAGTTAGAGATCGTATTCAGGCACCCGATATTATTCCGATCATAAAAGATAAAGTCAGGGAACATGATCTTCAGTATGTAGGAATAGAAAGAGTTGGCTATCAATTAGCTTTGATCCAAATAGCAAGAAGAGAAGGGCTAACAGTAAAAGAACTTAGAGCAGATCGGGACAAGATCAATAGAGCTTTACCACTATCAGCGAAAATGGAAGGCGGACAAATATACTTCAGATCAGGTGCTATGTGGTACGATGATCTAGAAAGAGAAATGTTACAGTTTCCTGAAGGCGAACACGATGACATAGTTGACGCGCTTGCTTATGCCGTATTAGAAACGCAGTTGAAAAAAAGTCTTAGGGCTTATTAACTTTGAAAAATTTATGTATTATGGTAGGGAACAATAACTGACACGAATTGGATCAGGCGCGTTAGTTTATTGGGTGCGTTCCTAATGCGCTTTGATCCATAAGAAAGGTTTTAAATTGGCTGAAGAAAGAAGAAGGTTATCAGACATAATCTTCGGCAGAGCAACAAAAGTAGATAATAGAAAAAGATACAACTTCTTTTCTGATGATTACCCTGTAACTTCATCGAGTTACATACAGGGATATAATTCACAAGCAGGATTATTCGATGTTAACACTCTAGGTAACGGCGCTAGTAATTCGGCTGTTACTGCTTGTTTGGGTGTTTTATCTAGATCCTTTTCAGAAGGAAGATTAGTTGTTAATAAATATACAGAAGACGGCGATCAAGAGTATGTCCCTAACCACCCATTAGAAGTTTTAATGAAAAAGCCTAATCAATACATGACGGGCGATGTTTTATCTAGCTACATGATGACTTCGATCCATGTAACAGGCGACGCATACTTAATGAAACAAAAGAACAACGCGGGACAAGTAGTAGGACTACACCCATTGATCCCCCAATATGTAACACCTGTAGGAACTAATGAAGAATTAATTACGGGATATGAATACGAGATCAAGAATAAAAAAGTTATGTTTAAGATCGAAGATATTATTCATATTAGAAATGGTATTGATCCTGACGATCATAAGAAAGGTTTTGCACCACTTAAAACAGTTTTAAGAGAGATTTACGGCGATGAGAGCGCAGGACAGTTAGGAACTGCTTTGCTTGCTAATATGGGTGTTCCTTCTGTGATCATAAGTCCAAAAGATGAATATATGCTATCTGAAGAAGACGCTGATCAGATCCAAAGAACTTACATGCGTAAGGTTGGTGGATCACAAAAAGGATCGCCATTGATCTTATCAGGATCTATGTCAGTAGAAACTTTATCTTTTAGTCCTAAAGATCTAGACATAGGAACTTTAAGAAATGTACCTGAAAGCAGGATCAGCGCTGTACTTGGTGTACCTGCGATCTTAGCAGGACTTAAAATTGGTTTAGATCGATCTACTTTTTCTAATGCTAAGGAACTTAGGGAAACATTTACAGAAAATACTTTGATCCCATTATGGCGACAAGTAGCACAAGAATTTGAAAATCAATTACTAAAAACAGACTTTATCAATGCAGAAAACTTAACTTGTACTTATGATCTAAAAGATATCAGAGCTTTACAACAGGACACAGATCAGGTTTATGATCGTATGAATAGTGCTGTTCAGGGTGGTTGGGCTACAGTAGCCGACGCAAGAAGAGCAGTTGGACTTCCTACAAGTGAAGAAGATGAATATTACATAAGATCAAATTCAGTAGTTGAAGTTGGTAAAGATGAAGTTCAAGAAGTACAAGAAGTAGAAGAAGAAACTGAAGAGCCTGATCAGGAAGAGCAGATAGAAGAAATAGAGTTAGCTAGTCCTGCATTATTACAGATTGATGAGAAGGATCTAGAATTTAAGATCATCAAAGAAGAACAAGAAGAAGGCAAGACAGTTTATTGCGTTTACAACGAAACAGAAACTAGATCTTTTGGTTGTTATCCAACAAGAGAACTAGCAGAAAGCAGACTAGCGCAGATACATCGTTTCGGGGAAAGTCAGTACGAAGATTTAGATCAGAAAGATGAGATCAGGAAAGATGTTTTTGATAATGTTGAACAAGCAAGAGAAAGAGCAGAAGAGTTAGGCTGTTCAGGTACACATACTCACGACGAAGACGGTAACTTAGTTTATATGCCGTGTTCTACGCATGAAGAATACGAAATGCGCATAAATGGCGACGATTAGTGAAGTTAATATCGGATCTGCTGTAAGTTGGTCGATCAATAAAGATCCTGATCCACCTTCTACAATTCATGGAATAGTAACTTCGATAAATTCAGAAGAAGAGATCTTAACAGTTAAAGTATGGGCGATCTTAGAAGACGGATCACACGAAGAAACTGATAGATCAGTAGAAGTAGAAGTAGGAAAAGTTAGGATCATACAAGACT